TATTTTGTCGGATTGGTAAACTATTGAGAGATAGTGAGTTATGGTAGATTATAGCAAATGCCAAGTATTGAAGATATGGGATATTCCAATAACCGATGATGAGGCTGGCGGGCAGGTTGTAACTGTTTGGGGCAACGGTAGTAAGCATCATTTGGCTATCGTTTTGCGGCTTGATCTCAAGCGGAAAGGGGCGAGAATGCTTACTCGTCGGTTTATCTGTCCGGCATGTGGCAGGTTGCGGAGAACGTTGTATTTGCCGGTCGGTGAGGATCATTTCGGCTGTCGGCAGTGTTATCATATTAGATACGATACCCATCGTTTGATGAGTGGTAAGTTCCGGCGCCAGTACAAGCGCCAGCGTATGCGTTGTCCGAGCCGTAAGTAAGTAGGTTACTTGGTGTTTCGGAACTTGTATCTTAGTTAGTGAGTTGGTATCTCCGACCGCCCATCCCATTGTAATGAGCTGAAAAAGGTTTGTCAATAGGGGTTGTCAAGTTTAATCTTTCCCGTAGTTTGTAAGTCTTTATGTCGCAAAGAGATAAAAAAATGTTTTTTTTCTCATTTTTATTGTTGACAAGGGCGAATGAGAGGCTGCGCACGACGATCATCAACCTGTGAGGCCGGCTGAACTGGCAAGGATTACTTGACGGTTGGGCGTCAGCGCTGGCAGGGATTCGGGTATCATCAGTATCGACCTGACGAGCCAATACGCATAGATCGGATCCGAACGCATTGCGTTCTCTTGCTAGGCCTTGGGGATGCGGGCTAAGCCTTGCTGGGCCTTGGGGGGGGGCGTAGGTGGATCGCACCGGTGGCCGTGGCAGGCGGCGGGCCGCAGAAGTAAGTAAATACCTCTCCTCTCTCTCCACTCTCTTGCAAAATATAATTTCGTAACTCCTTGTGTGTAATATAGATATGCTAGCGGTCTATTTAGAATATTCACAGATACGAATAATTAAGTTGACTAATGTACGCAATAGTGTATATTATAGAGTGGAATGTGATGAAGATCACAATGTTGGCTATTTAATATTTATGTGGATGTGCAAATGGATATTGAGGTATTGGAAGATAGTATCGCTAAAGACGGTGATTACGGCGACTTAGAGTTACAAAAGTTGTGTAGTGACGATAATATGGCTTTAGCGGAAAGATATATGAACAAATATTATGGCTACGTACGATGGGCAGAGTCAGCTTAACAAGGTAAGATTGTTATGGAACGAACACCTGACAGATATAGGTCATGGATACCTCGTGGTCGGGGTCGGTTTCAGCCGTTTCGGCCTACGGACATGGATAATTGTGAGTTATGGCTGGACGCTGGTCGAGGTATAACGCTCTCTGGTTCTAATGTAACCGGTTGGGCGGACCAGAGTGGTAACGGTAACGATGTAGCTCAGGATGGGTCTAACGGGATACCGGACTATGTATCGAGTTCTGCTGAGATAAACGGCAGGGCTTGTGTTCATTTTACGCAGGCGAGTTCTGAGTATTTGATGAATGCTTCTTTTGTTCTGGCTCATCCGATAACGACATTTGTGGTTTTCGAGCGGGATTCGTTGGCTACTAATGGTCGGTATGTTTTTGCCTTGGGTAATACTGAAGATCCGTGTATAGCAATAAATGGGGATGACAAGGATGAAGCGAGAGCACAAACTCCATTTGTCGCTGGTCTGATATATGGAGCGGCTGCTGATGATGCCTGGTCGGTTTATACTGCTCTCTATAATGGTGCTGCTAGTAAGATATGGACTAATAACTCACTTATCGACAGTGGTGATATTGGTGCTGGTGCAGCCATAAAGATATTTCTCGGCTCTTACGATGGTAATTCCACCGCCGACCATTATTTCGACGGCTCGATAGCCGAGTTTATTATTTACAGCAGGGTTCTTTCTGAGAGTGAGCGTTCTTACGTAGAGAGATATTTAATGGGGAAATACGGTATTACGCCTTCTTAATGAATTTTATTTTGAGGATATAAGACAATGATTTACGAGACACAAAAGAACGGGTTTCACTTATTACGGTTTAAGGCAGCGGTTGACAATCCTCTCTTATCGGTAGATGGCGTTCCGACCGCCGCTACGACATTCAGTATAAACGCCAAACCGACTAACGCCGTTTCCATCAATTCGTTGGACACAAACTATATACAGATTATCGGCGCTCTTCAAGGTGCGGAGAATGATTCGGCGGTAGTGAATTTATACGCCGGTCGCAAAGGATTCGCTCCGATAGACCTTGTCGCTCAGCTCACCTTTACCGCCGGTACTTCTGAGGTTGTTTACGATCCTGAGACTGGTGTTGTCCAGGGCACCGGCACAGGGATAAACGATATGGATTTATATTGTGATACGATAGCGATAACTAACGACTGGTGGCTTACCAGTTGTGATATAGGCGCGAATCAGGGTCTTAACGCCGTTGCGTCCTTTCTATTCGACTCGCTCGGTTACGATTGGCTGTTTGCCGAGCTTAAAACGCTTAATGATACCGCTGCGGCAATAAAGCTCTGGTGGAGTTATCTGTAGATTTCGTATAAGGAGTTTTATAATGGATGATAAGGATAAAGACAGGTCAGGATTGCATGCTTATTTAGACGAAATGAACTGTATAGCAAAAAAGATGCGCGAAGAATTGAATGATTTCGATAAAGATACTCCCTTTAAACCGGATATATCAGCTGATATGGATAAATTAAGACAAGAACTTATATTCAAGAATGCTGAGATAGTGGAGTTGAAGGAACAACTTAAAAATCTAGTTGATAAAGTAGAAATATTGAAAACTAATAAAGCCCATCAGAAAGAAGAATGGGAGTATGACAGGCGAGTTTTGGCTGATGCGTGTGATCAGTTAAACCGAATTCGTGATATAGTAGATGAATAATCTAAAAAGAAGTTATCTGTAAAAAAAAAGAAATTAGAATGAATGTTTCAGAGATAAAGTGGGCTAAGAAGCGAGCTAAGAAGCGGATTGAGAAACAGGTTCAGAAGCAGGTTCAGAAGCAGGCTAAGAAGTCGTTGGATATTCTAACTGACAAAGAGCCGGTTGAGTTAAATGAAGATAATTTACCGCCTGGTTTTAAGCCTTCGTATAAGGGGATTTTATCGAGAATGATAGAGTCCGGTGTCGACGAGAGTATTATTCCATTCGTTCTCGGTTTGGATAAGCAATATTCGTTGACTAAGTTAGAGAAGAAATCTTGCGTTATCAGTAAGATATGCGATGAGGCTCGTGAGAAGTTGCTGGACCAGATAGAGGATGTAACGGCTCGTCTGGCTTTGGGTGGTACGTTAGTCGAGCGTCGCTGGTCTCAGGACGAGGAGAGGTGGGTGCCGTATAAAGAAGTTCAGGTGCAACCGTCTCTGGAGGCCGCAAAATATATTTTAAGTCAATTGCGACCGGACACATGGTCTCCGGTTAAGGAGAAGGACAGGATAAAAGTTTTACAACAGAGTAATGTTTTTAACATAGGAGATAAGCGACAGAATTATGACGATGAAGTTACCAGAATCAACCGATTCGCTGGAAAACTTTTTGAAAGCTGTACCGACGGAGATGGTGGCGAATCTGGAGTTCCGCAAGAAATTGAATGCGTTAGCTTACGAGAGCAAGGACGCTCGGCAGAATCTATTGTGGATGTTAGGCCAGAGTCCTCAGTTTGCGTTCAAGGCTCTGTTCTGGACGTTTAATCCGAAGAATGGAGGCGGGCTAAGGAATTTGCCGTTTATAACCTGGCCTGTTCAGGATAGGACAATCTCCGCTATTAAAGATTCGATAGATAACAGGAAGGACTGTTTGATTGACAAAAGTAGAGATATGGGCGCTACGTGGATAGTGCTTGGCACATTTTTTTGGTATTGGTTATTTCAATCGGACTGTCATTTTCTATGTGCTTCTCGCAAAGAGGAATATGTTGATAAGCGAGGCGATCACAAATGTTTATTTGCGAAGCTGGAATATTTACATGCTCATCTGCCCAGATGGTGTCAGCCTCAGACGGAGCGGACGCATATGCACTTCGCTAATGTAATGAACGGTTCTGTTCTCGATGGGGAATCGACCAACAAAGACCTCGGTGCCGGCGACAGGCGGCTGGCGGTTATGCTAGACGAGTTCGCCCGTGTCGATAGTGCCGACGCTCAGAGTATAAGTGAGACTTTAAGTGATACGACCGATTGTATTATCTACAATTCGACACATACGAATATGGGGCATCCTTACGCTAAGATTAGATATGGCGGTAAGGTTAAAGTTGTAGTAATGCCGTGGTATGAGCATCCTGACCGTCGGGTTGGTTTATATCGTTCTCCGTCTTATAATCAGGTTGAGATTACCGATATTAACTGGTGGCGGAAGAAGTATGGTAAAGTATTCGATTCGTATAAAGTTGGTGAATCGTTTGCGGCTAGCGACGTTGAAATAGAAGCTATTCTGGCCGGTGAGCCACATTCGCTATTTACTGCCGATGGCAAAGGTAACTGGCGTTCTCCGTGGTATGACGCCCAGGTTCGCCGTCGTTCTTCAAGAGATGTCGCCCAGAACATCGATATGAATCCTGTCGGTTCCGGCGATGCTGTTTTCGATTTACCCGACTTACAAAGAATGAGAACGGACTATTGTAGAAAACCGAAATACACAGGTGAGATTAAATATAAAATCGACAATGATAATGACCGAATTATCGACTATGAATTTATTACTGACAGTCTTAAGAAAGACCAGTTTCAATGGTGGTCTTCACTTTACGACGGGAGACCGAACCAGAATCATAATTATATTGTCGGTTGTGATATATCGCTGGGTACTGGCGTTAGTAATAGTGTCGCAAGTGTTTATGATTGTAACACTAATAGCAAGGTTGGTTCGTGGGTGAGCGCGTTTGTTTCGCCGACGAATTTCGCTGAGCAGGTAGTAGCGTTATGTCTTTGGGTTGGCGGAGCTCGTCCTGATAAGCCGTTTCTTATTTGGGAAGAGAATGGGCCTGGCACTGTTTTTGATCGTCGTATCTGGCAGCTAGGTTATCAATTTATCTATTATCGCAAAGACGAGAAGAAATCTTATCGACCGAGGCAGGCTAACCACGGTTGGCACTCTTCCGCCGACTCGAAACAGGTTCTTATTTATTTATACAGAGAGGCGTTATCGCTTACTTTTCGGCAGGATACCGATAAGAGAAGGTTCATAAATCCAGACGAATTAGCTATTGCCGAGGCCGAGGATTACATTTTTTTGAGTAAATCCAAGATCGGACCGTCGAGTTCGCAATCTGAAGACGGTGGCGCTCAGGCAACCCACGGTGATCGTGTTATTGCTGACGCCTTATGTTGTCTGGCTCGGTCGGACCAGACGAAGGCTGTAATTACCCAGCCTGTTGAAATACCTACAAAATGTTTTGCTGCCCGAAGGGAAGCATTTGAAAAAAACAATCAATTTAGTGTGGAAGAAAAACGTTGGTTAGATTAACGACACAAAACAAAACACCTTTTCCGATAAGATTGCAGATGGCAATTGATAGTTCTGTTAAGCAGACTAGCGCTATGCTGGAATCACGTAAGGTTATTTTGCAGCGGTTAAGCGCAGGTTGGTACGAAGGTCGTGAGATGGCTACCAGTCGTCCGATAAATATTGTATGGCGATATTACAATATTATGATGGCTTTTCTAGCCTCTCGGACGCCCAAGAGTTTTGTCCGACCGATTGCTAACCCGAAGTTTTCCGGTTTTGCCGCTACTTTGGAATTAGCGCTCAACCATCTTAAGAAAGAGATGGATTATCGCAATACATTAAGAGAGGTCGTTCATAATTCATTGAGTTACATGGGTATGGTTAAGACAGGTATATGCCACTCGCACAATGTTATGATAGGGGATACTGAGAAGGAGCGAGGCCAACCTTATTGCGACTCTATCGACGCTGACGATATTGTTTTCGATGTAGGTGCGAGAAGAGTGAAGAATGTGCAATTTATCGGCCACAGGTATCGGCTTCCTTTGGAGTATGTAACTACTTCTGGATTCTTCAAGAATTACGATAAACTGAAACCGGACGCTAATCTATACGGCTCGCCAACGGCACCGGAGACGGTAACTAAGGAAAACGTAAGTTCTCAAGAGTATAATGATATTAAAGAGCATGTTGTTTTATATGACCTTTATCTTCCAGACGAGGGGATAATGGTAACTTTGCCGCAAAAAGGGCATGGCGAGACTTTTCTAAGGACGACCGATGAATTTCCAGAAAAGGGACCGTTTGACATATTGACGTATAACATGTTTCCATCCAGTATAGTTCCTATCCCGCCTGCTTACTCTATATTAGATTTAGACGAACAGTTGAATGTACTGGCTCGAAGGATGAAGCGTCGCAGTGAGCGAGAGAAAACTATTCTGGCTTACGATGGCGCCGCTGTCAATGACGCCGAGCGGGTAGTTGGTTCTTCGGACGGTGAGGCTGTTAATGTTGACAATATTGATCGGTTGAAAGAGATAAAATTCGGTGGTGTCGATTCCGCCAATATGATTTACGCCGATTGGCTGGAGAAGAATGTAAGCGAGCAGGGTGGTAATATCAATACCCTCGGCGGCTTAAAACCTCAGGCGAAAACGTTAGGTCAGGAGCAAATTCTTAGCAGTCATTCGCAAGGCCCGATTCTTGATATGCTCAACGAAGTGGAGGCGTTCTGCTCACGGGTCGAGAATAAATTGGCGTGGTATCTGTTAAGCGACCCGACTATCAATATCCCATTGATAAAAGAGGTGTCTGGTTTTGCCCCGATAGAGACTTCTTATTCGGAGTATGTTAAAGAAGGTGATTTTTTAGATTATAATTTTGATATTGTCCCTTATTCGACACAAGGTATGTCGCCTGAGGCCGCATGGCAAAAACTTATGATGGCGATAAGCCAGGTTGTTTTGCCTACCCTACAGATGGGCGCCGAACAGGGTCAGGTATTGGACGTTCGCAAACTAACCGAACTAACTGCCCGCTATCTGGACACGCCGGAGCTTGTGAATATTTACAAAGATACGGCACCACAAAAGGCCGAGCCAGGTCCGTACCAACCCGCTGTCGGTCAGACGAAACCAAAGTCGGGTCAGCCGGACGGGCGAATCTCGTCTGGTGGCTTTAACGAAATGTCGAATCTGAACGAACAGCAAGCCCGAACTGGCGGAGGAGCAGCTTAATGAATAAAATAAGTGCAATAATTATGGGAATTGTTAGTTTCTTGATAACAATTTTGATTTACGCTTGGTTACGTCAAGTGGGGTTTTTATGTTATTTAATAGGTGTTGATAAGTAATGATTAGAGTTGTTAAACAAATACGGGAATGTTTTCTCGACATTGGTGCACTTTTTATTCCTATTTTTATGTGGATTTCTCTTGGTGTTTTTCTTTATCTTTGGATATGCAAAATTCAACAAAATTTAGGGGTACAATAATGCCTGCTAAACAAAAAGGCGAAAGTGAACAACATTATGTGTCTCGCTGCATTAAGATTAGGCAACGTGAACACCCAGACGAAAAAGTGAAGCAGAGCGCGGCGGTATGCCATTCGATGTTTAGGAATAACTGGGCTAAAACATATAAAACGCATAACAGGAGTAAATAATTATGGATACGGAAAGGTTGAATGAAGTATTTGATTATATCACATACGAGTTTGGAATACCTGGCCTTTTTAAGTATTGCAAAGATAAAAAAACAAGAGATATGATATGCGAAGATGTTAAAGAGGAATTTCCAGATATGACCGATAAGTTACTATCAAGAATGATTTTCATTAAAAAACCAACACGGATGCGAAGGGCGTTGCGGTTTATCGTCCGATGCTTAAAGTTTGATCTTTTAGTAGGAGCAAATGATGCCGCTTTTTGATTACAAATGCAGTAAGTGTGGAGAAATACAGGAGCATTTTCTGAAAAAGCCTCGAAAGTTTATGAAATGTTCTTGCGGTGGAATGGCCAAAAGGCTTTTTACTCTTGGCTGCCGCCAAGCACCACCGGAGACACCTATTTGGTCGAAGTCGATGGGTGTTGCGCCGGACCAGATTAAGGAAATGAACAGAATCTATCCTCATCACGAATACCACCCTGAAACAGGCGATTTAAGAGTCCGAAATTATCAACATCAAAAAAAGTTAGCCAAAGAACTTGGTATGGCGGTTTTGGGTTAATGAAAGGAAACGAGAAATGACAGACCCTATTATAGAACAGTATGATGTAGCGGAAAAAACCGCTGAAATATTAGGTGTTGACCTTGAAGAGATAATTGTGCCTAGGGTGAGCAAGTTCACATGCACAAATTTTTGTCCTGATCTATATTTACAATATTTAGATATTCTTTTGGAGGCAAAAAAACGCGGTAGCTTAAATGTTAGTCAATTATTGCCACTTTCACAGCGTGACTTTTCTTGGGAATGGAATGGTGGTTTGTTATATTTTTATAAGAAAGATATAAAACAAAATAAGTGAATTAGAAATTAAATAATGCCAAAAAGAATAAAGGTGCCTGGCAGGTAGCTCCTGCTTTGTAGGTGCGTATCCACTTTAGCCCGATACGGGGCTGTATGGCTCATGCCGCTATATGCGGCTCACGCCGTACAGCCCCTTTCTTTTTGGCGGACACCTACCCCTGATATTCAGGGAAGCTGTAAAGGAAAGAACAATGGATACAGAAACAGTAAAAAGCGAAACAAAAACAGAAACAGAAGGATTGGAAACATCTACAGAAATTCCTGCCGAGATTGTCGAAGCGTTTGACAAAATAGGCCAGGACGATAGTGAGTCGGAAGAAACCGAGACCCCTACTCCAGCCGATGAGCCGGAAAGCGGTACGAAACCTGACGACGAATTATCGGAACCTGAAACCACCGGTTCAGGCGAATCGGAGGAGTCGGAAGGAGACGCGATTTCCGACCGACTAGTTCAGGCAGGCCGACGAGCGAAGATGAGCGACGACGTAATTGTCAGTTTGGCAACTAACCAGCCGGAAGTTCTCGAACAGTTGGCTGCGGCCCAGGATCAGTTATCCGCTGATTTTGGCAAAGCAGGTCGAGAGACGACAGAAAAGACAGAATTGACCGACGAAAAGGGCGAAAAAGAAGACGATCTTTTTGCTCCGGTCAAGCTCGATCTTGACCCTGACTTGTTCGATGAAGATATGGTTGAGAAAGTTGTCAAGCCGTTTGAGGCTAAGATCAATCAGCTTACAGGCGTATTGAAGACGATTAACGATACCGCTGTTAGTGCGCAACAGGCACAGAGGCAGGAGATTGTAAAGGCTATTGACAAACATTTCGATCTGCGGGTCGGTGATTATCCGGCTATCGGCAATTCTGCGGAGTTGAGCGATACGCAACGTGAAGAACGGATGAAGGTGTTGACAATGGCCGATTCTATTGGAACGGGTTGGAATGCTACGCATCCCGATAACCCGTTGGACATGGAAGGGGCGATAGATAAAGCCCTTGACTTTTTAAATAATTCAAACAGTACTACCACCGCTGAATTAAAGGTTATCAAGAAAATGGATAAGGCTAAGAAGTTATTTACTTCAAGACCTACGAGTCGTCAGAAAACGGCTGCTCCTTCGAGTGAGAAGGATGCGGCGCTCGATGCGGTCAAACGATACGCTGAAAAACATGGTATTGAAAACCTTAAAAAGTAGTGGTGGTTGTGCCTTTTGTAAGGAGTAATGAATTATGGCTGGAATAACAGTCGCAGAAGCAATTGATTTAGGGAATCTAACCCTTAATAATTTCAAAAGGGATGAATTTGAATATGTACTGACCCACCACGATTATCCGGTCTTGAACCGGCTTTATTCGGGTCGTGATACGGACATACAAACTGGTAAATTGATTACCCGCAGTATTGTTCTCGGTAGTACGGGTAATGCCGACCACGTTAAACTTTTCGAGGCTGATGAGCAGAATATCACGAATATTACGAAGGAAATACAGGTTCCTTGGCGACATGCTAAGACCAGTTTTTCTTACGAGGTTCGTGAGATTATGGTTCAGAATGGTCCGGAAGGGTTTATTAACCTTCTGAAGGTTCGCAATACCAATATGTTTGCTGAGCTTGCCGACGAGATTGAGTTGCGGGCATGGCTGTCGCCTAAATCTTCTACAGATGATACTAATCCGTTCGGTATTCCGTACTGGTTACCTACCGGTGCGGCTGACGCTGAAGGTTGGTATGGTCTTAATCCTTATTATTCAGATTCCAGAACTGAGATTTCCGCTGGTGCTGGTGGTATTGACACAGATGATTTCGATGGTTGGAAAAGTTACTATGCCGACTACGACGAAGTGAATGACGCTTTTCTGAAGATGCTTTCCCGTGCGTTCAGAAAATTGCATTTCAAGTCGCCGGTAATGGTAGATAGTAAAACTGGAACTAAAGATAGTCCATTTACTTTGCATAGTAACGATTCGGTAATAGCCGATCTTGAAGATTTAGCGTTGAAATCGGATGACCGTGTAGGCGCCGATCTCGGCAAATACGCCGGTGCCGTTGTTTTTAAGAGAATTCCAATCGAGTACGTAGATAATCTGGATAGTACTGGTACTGGTTATAGTGAATATTGTCATGGTACTGACCCAATTTACGGCATCAACTGGAATTACTTTGAACCGGTAATCTTGAAGGGCGATAAGTTCCGTAAGAGCAAACCGATAAACGACCGCAAACAGCATAATGTTATGACGGTTTTTGTCGATTTAACATGGAATATTATCTGTACCAATCGGCACAAGGCCGGATTTGTCATTAGTAAAGAGAGTGATTGATAAATAAACAATTTAGCTATTTTATTTAGAAAGGAATATATTATGACTGTTACTTATGCGAATTTGCCTGCAAAGGCAACTATAGAAACCGCAAATGGTTTATCGACAATTACTATACCGGCAGCCAGTCTTGTTACTGGTGGAACGGCAACGAAAGAGTTAGATGAATCTTGCGCTGCTATAAGTGGTAGAACTGGTGATTCGGTGCTAAATTATGACCGAGTAGTAATTGGAGCGGGTGAATGTGCGGCAGAAGTTACACAGACTATTGGTGACGGCTCACGTGTCGGTCAAACATGGGAACTGGTGACAGGTCTGCTGACTACTGCTGAAATAGTTGTTACTGTTACTAAAGTTGTTGCACAACAAACTGCTGCAGCTGAGATGGCTGCTGTCAACACATTTACAATGGGTGATACTGCAGGAGAGAAGTTACGAATCCGATGGGATGGACTTGCTTGGGAAGTATTATCTGGTAATGTTGGAACTGTAGTTTAACCATAAGGTGCTAGATTATGGCTGTTTTGACGTTTGAAGATTTGTACAAAGCTGTTTCGCGTTTCCTTGGAACTGGTGATAGCCCCTCTGGCGATGATTTAACTCACGTCAAAGACCTTGCCAACAGGGGCTATCGCCGTGCCTTGGCCGAGCGAGATTGGTCGTTTCTGTCGATAGCCGCAAGTTTGACAACGGTAAGCGGTACGTATAAATATTGGTTGCCGAGCGACTTTAATCGTGTCATCGGCGGACGTGTCAGCTTCTCTTTGGGAGAAGTATATTCTGACATTGTCGAACGGTCTTATCAGCAAATAGTCGCAATGAGGGCTGCTTGCAATTCGACAACGCAACCGCAGTTTTTTGCCGTTATCGCCGGTGATTACAATACCAGTGTAGGTACTCGTTATCAGTTGTCTTTCTATCCGACTCCGGACGATGCTTATACTCTTCATTATGAGTATATATTTGACCCACCGCTATTGGTTAATACAGATGATATACCGGCTGGGTTTGGTGATTTCTCGCAGGCGATTTTACAATGTTGTCTGGCCGAAGCGGAGTCTGCCGAAGACGAGGCGGCTGGTCCGCAGGAAGCGAAGGCACAGCGAGCTTTAATAATGGCTTCGGGTAAAGACGCAAAAAGAGTGCCTGGCTCGCTTGGCTATAACGGGTCTGGTGGTTTCGTATCTAGTAGCCCAGACCGTGATTTGCATTTAATTCAAAATGATGTTGAAGTTGATTTTTAATGATTTGAAAGGAATTCTATTATGAGTGTTAGCAACGTAACAAGAGAGATATCAAGGCGTGTTTTTGAAGGTGGCGCAACGGCATATAGCGGCTCAGGTGCAATTAGTCCTGGCGCTGGCTTTGCGGCTGTTACCACTACGGGTACTAACGCACTTACTCTGGCGAACGGAACACCAGGCGAATTGCTTATGATTTACCTAGCAGTTGATGGTGGGGATGGAACCCTAACTCCTGCCACTTCGACCGGTTGGACAACTTTTGTGTTCAGAGACGTAGGTGATTCTGTTTTATTGCAGTATATTAGTGATACTATTGGATGGATAATTCTTTCAACCAGCTCACAGGTGCTTACAACAACCAAATTAGTAAGTGGTGAAGGTGCTGGTGCTTGTATTGACAGAGATGTACAGACGGCAGCGGGTACTGCTTTAACAAATAGCACTACCGAAACAGTTTTGAGTACACAGACTGTCGATGGAACTGGTCTGGCTGTTGGTGATGTTATTCACGTAGTTTCCCAAGGAATAGCGACAGCCACTAATTCCACTGATACTTTGACGATAAAGCTGAAGGTCGGAACTGAAGAAATAAGCACTACCGGCGCGGTTGATGTTGAAGATGATGATATATGGTATATTGATGCTTATATTACTGTTAGAGCTATTGGTTCAAGTGGTAAAATTATAGGTGCCGGTATTCAAATACTCGACGCTGTCGGAACTGCCCCCGTAGTGTTTAATAAAGCGGAAGCAACTGAAGATATATCAGGCGACACAACGATTACTATAACAGGTAAATGGAGTGTGGCAAATGCTGGCAATTCCTGCCGTTCCGATATGTTCATGATAGAAGTAATAAGATAAAAACATGAGAACGCTAGATTTTATCTTTCCACTACAAGGTAAAGACGAAAACTGGTCTGTGTCCCATCAGCCGCCACAGACCAGTCCTGACATGAAGAATGTGCGCCCGTATGATGTGCAGGGTAATCGGGCGCGGGGCGGCCAGAGGCCAGGTATTAAAACGTTATTCACATGGGCAGCTTCTACAGGTCAACCTGTACTTGCTATGGCCCAGATAACAGTAACTACTTATGCGTAAATAGGTTATGTCAATAAAAGAAGGAACCTTAACTTTAACAGTATTGCCTGAAAGTGGCGAAATATACAACGCTAATGGTATTTGTATATTGACATGGGTATTTGACCACCCGCCGACAACAGATCATCCAGAAGGTGATCCTGATAAATATTATGCTAATTGGAAGAATAATAAAAATCTTGGTTTGGATTTACTTAAAGGGGATGGTTTATACCCCGAAGGATTTAGATGGTTGCAAACAATTGGTGGAACTTCTTCTTTTGTTTCGGGAAATTATGGGGAAGAAAAGAACAATATTGAACCTTATCACCTGAGTTTTACTTTACCAGAGGGGCTTGAAGCGGGAAATTATAAGTTGCGAGTTGGTGATTTTGTTACCAAAAAACCTTATCCTAGCAGTTCGGTTAGGGTAATAGATTATAAGAATTCTGGGCTTGGCGAGACTCCTGTGTTAAAAAAGATTCGTGGCATTACCAACGCTTTTGAGGTTGACGCTCATAAAATATTAACTCTTGACACACCAGAAGCAGATGTCGAATGGACTTTGGGCAAGGCGGAAGATATAAAATGGACGCTTGGCGAAGGTTGGGATGCTACAGATACTATAGATATTTATTATCGTAAAAAAGGTATTAGCCTAAGTTTAACAGAAACTTATCCGTGGACGTTAATAGCCAGCGAAGTTGATCCTACGGATGAAAGTTATACATGGAACATACCGCCAATCGAATACAAAGAAGGGACAAGTGAAGGGACAGATGATTTTACATTGGTAGAGCCGGGTGAATATCAAATAGGCATATTGCATCATGGCGCTATTTCTGACGAAGATAAATTAAATATTGCAGACAATGCAGATAAGTATTTTATGCTGGCGACGAGAACCGATTCATTCGTTTTGGTTGGCCGTTCAATAACTTTTACTACTCCCGCTGGCGACGATAATATGTGGACTGCCGATTCGGAACAGACTATCGAATGGGATCAAGTCGGATTTAGTTTAGACGATGGCGATGGTAATGCGATATGGGCAGATGATATAACTTTATATTACCGTGAGAGTAATAAAGATGGTCGGAAAGAAATTGCTCCCATAGACGCTGACAGTGATGATGATGGAACTGGCTCTTACGCATGGACTTTGCCAGATGACATAGAGGAAAAAAGTTATGTAATTGTCGCTGTTGACAGTTATGGCGTACTGGTGGGTACTAGCGGCCAATTTACGATTGTGGCAAAGGATATTGCGTTTACCGCTCCAGTGCAGGGTAGCAGTTGGCATATTGACGACACTGTTGCTATTACGTGGACATTTACCGGATACGCTGATGATGATACTGTAGTTGTGTCCTATGGCGTCAGTCCCTACGAGGCAGGAGATTATACTGAAATCGAGGCCGATGTAGCTATCTCGGACGGGACAATTGGCTGGAATACGACAGATCTACCCGAAGCGAGTTATAAGATAAAAATCGTAAGAGGTGATGATTCGTATGTTAGCGATCTTTTTAGTCTTTACGACCCAGTAGCAGCTTTTAACAGTATAGAGCGAAGAACGCATTTAGTAGCGGTAAGTGATAATAAAGTTTATTATAGTGATGCTGATAGCCATGAAATGACGCAGGTTACATCTTCGGTTATCGCTCCAGATACACCGGCGGTTGCTATCATACCGGCATATCAAAAAGTATTTATTGGCGACGGACAGCTTGACGGATTGTTTTTTGTCGATATGGCGAATGTAAAAGTTGCCGGTGCTTATGGTGCTTCATTGTTAGCATTAGAGGGATGTACTTACACTAAAGCAACGGGGGTTATAAATAAAGCGGATGCGGAGGAATTTACAGATGGTGCTGGTAATGGCTATAAAGACAACCGTGTAATTGTTTGGGACGATGATAACGCAAGCTGGACTGCTAATTCGTATGTAATTACAGCCAGTACCATTGATAGTATAACTATTGCAAGTGATATAGGCGATCCTGCTACTGACATCGTAAAAATAAAAATTGTCGATAGTAGCGAAAGTCAATTTACCAGAGGAGCGGTTCTGACAGGTGGCGGTGTTACAGCCATATTCGATCACGGGGACGCTACAAATATTTACATATATCGTACTACTGCCCATACGGTAGCGGAGGCCGACGAACTGACTGACGGTACATCAACCTTTACCGCAAACCATGACGAATATTCACCGCCGTTCTGGCTCACGTGGACGGCTAATTCAGGGCTTGGCTCGCTACCTGACTCCGCTACTATTGGCTGTTTGTATCGAGGCCGATTAGTTTTGGCTGGCGACCGGAAGAACCCGCATATGTGGTATATGTCAAGAGCAGGAGACCCGTTTGACTGGCTCTACGCTTCCGCAGACGCCGCCTCACCTGTCGCTGGTGGCGATGGTGATGTAGGAGAGGTAGGGGATATTATAACGGCTCTGGTGCCTTATCACGACGATTATCTGATAATAGGTTGTAACCAAAGTTTATGGCTGATGAGAGGCGACCCAGCCGCCGGTGGTTCGTTGGATAGCTTGACCAGTGCGGACGGTATTTTCGGTCCCCACTCATGGTGTTTCGACGCTAACAATATTCTCTATTATGTCGGGCTAGGTGGCGTCTATGCGTTAGCGCCCGGCGAATTACCCAGAAACTTAACATCGGGCAGAATACCTTCCTTTATGACAGGCGTTAATCGAGAACAGCATTGGATTACAATGGTATTCGATGTCAGGCGTAACGGGATATTGATACATATTACCAAGATAGACCGGACTGTACCTACCGACTATGGAACCGGTGAATCATGGTGGCTGGATTTGAGAACAGGTGGATTTTTCCCAGAAGAGTACCCGCAGGAGTCGATGCCATTTTCATCGCTCTATTACGGCTCGGAAGATGCGGACTATGAACAGTTGATAATCGGTTGCCATGACGGTAATATCCGATGTTTCGATGAGGCGACTAAGGATGATGACGGTGTCCCTATCGACGCTTACGCTTTGTATCCGCCGCAAAGACTATCTAATTTGGGTAGGGAAGGAAAACTTAATAAAATAATTATATGTACTGGTGGCGGTGATAGTAATAGCGATAATATGAATTATGAAATATATACTGGGGATACAGCTCAGGAAGTACTTGAAGATGTTACTGCGGATGTTGAAGACACAAGTAGATTGAATAAGAAAGCCAAGTTTGCCGATTCGATAGCGGGCGTAGTCCGTGAGGTCAAAAGACCAAGATGCAGAGGTCAATTTGCGGCTATCAAGGTAACAGGTAGTAATGCGGTGGACGAGTCTTTTGCGGTCGAAAGTATCGTTGCCGAGATAACGGACGGAGGACGTGTAAAATAATGAGTTTGGGCTGGAATCTAAAAGATGGCGATTGGACACGGGTAAGACAGCTTTTTCAGCGGTTCGCCCAGATATTCGCGCCTAGAGTTGATACGCTCGAAACTATAATCGAGGAAACAGACGGATACTTTGAATATATTTATATCAGGAGTTATCTAACTCCTACCGCCCCTGCTACTTACGATTGGTCTCTCACAGACTGGACGGCTGAGATACCCGAAGGCGACGCTCCGTTGTGGTATTGTACGGCTCTAAAAAACAATGACGGTACTTTTTCTGAAGGGGTAACAGAGTGGACTGGGCCGGTGCGGTTAGAGGCGTCGAGTATCAGTTTTACTATCCCGCAGATGAGTGGTTTTGAATGGGAGGTCGATGGTGAAGGGGTTCCGAAATGGTCGGCTGGTACGATAACTTTCGATGGTACCGAGTATTCGATTGCAGCATGGGATACCGGTGATAGTACTGCCGATAGTAAAGGGATATACTGGCTCAATACGGCAGGTAATAGAGAGAAATTTAGCGCTGTTGAAACTCCGACTATTGTCGCTAACAGGTGGTATATGGCTTATTTCGATGGTACAAGCATAACACCTGCTGTCCAGAGCAACATTCTTCACGGTGGCTTGATACAGGCACATTCAATAGATGCTGAGCAGGTTGTTACAGATTTCGTATCTAGTATGAGCTATACTGTCGATAGTGGCGGTAATATCCACGGTGGGCAGACTGCTTATGATAATGGTGTTGGTTTTTGGCTGGAAAACAGAGATGGGGCTACTCCAAGGTTAAGTATTGGTGATTCGACGGGCAATAAATTTCTATTTGACGGTACTGATATTGATATTACCGGTTCGGTAACAATAACCAACCCTGAAGATATTAACACTTCTGATTTGACTAACGATGCTGGTTGGACCGATGATACTGCTGCCATCGCTGCTCAGGCGGCTGCTGAGGATGCTCAGAATACTGCTGATGCGAGAGTAAGCACTTTTTATCAAGCCGGAACACCAACGGCAGAGGCTGAAGGTGATATTTGGTTTGATACAGATGATTATACGATAAAGAGATGGAATGGTTCTAATTGGACTTCCGAAGAAGTATCTCTTACCGCCGATAGTATCAGGGCTGGAACTATTAGCGCTTCTATCGCTATCGCTTCTCCTCTCACGATGTCGGCAAACTTTGTTATGGATAGTTCTGGGGCACTCTATACAACTGGAAAGACAAGTTATACTAGTGATGTTAATGGTATCTTTTTGGGCTATGATATTGATAAATATAAAATGTATATTGGCAATGCGGATAAACATCTCAAGTGGGATGGGACAGATATAATAATCAATGGTGTTAAAGGCAAGCTCGGAGCGGATGCTAATAATTATTATGATATTACAGGAAAAGAATTTAAAACTGGCAGTGCTACTGATTTTGTAACTATTACTAGTACAGGGCTTCTTGTAAAAGGAGGAACTGGGGTTTCTACCCAACAGTTCATACGAATTGGGTCTGGTAATCTTTTTTATATAAAATCATATTCTTCAACTGGTCTTGAGGCAGCATCCAGAATATTTTTCATAAAATCGCATTCTAATACTGAGACAGCTATAGAAACGCTAGATGGTGAGTTTTTGGGTGGTTTGGATTTTAAGGGCCATGATGAGAATAATAATCCTAGGTATGCTGTTTCAATTCTTGCAAAGCAGGCAGGTAGTTCTGGTTCTAACTTTGTTCCTGGAAAATTGAAGATAACAACTACAACAGTTGCTGGAGCCGAACATACATGGACGTTTGGTGAAGATGGTGCTTTTTATTGTCCAGGGGCCATATATGGAGCTTCTATTGCCGCTTCACAATTGACAGGTACTATTGACCCATCTCGTCTGCCAACTGACACTTGTGGGATAGCAACTGGCTCTTACACAGGTACAGGAGCTAATCAGAATATATCGTTAGGCTCTGGTAACGCTGCTATTCATGTAATAATAAAACGTGATGGCACAGCAGACGCTAACGCTATTGCGCTTTATGATGGCAGTGGAATGCGATGTTGGAATACAAATGTCAATGATAATGCTACGGATAACGACCCAATATCTCAACATGCAGACGGATTTACTTTGATAGGAGCAGATACAACGGTTAATAAAAGTGGTGATACATATTATTACACAGCATTTTATAAGTTAAATTAAGGAGTTAGATATGTCGAAGACAGTAAGAGGCAAACGAGACGGAAGTGGCCCTTATAAGGGTTCGTACAGGGCTAAAACTTCGCAAAAAGGACGAAGGCAGGCGGCAGGGCAAAAATGTCCTAAGAAGTAATTGAAATGAAATTGTACCGGTTTACAAAACTTGGCGCGGTACTCGATGATATGACCGATGTCAATGTCGCTGCGCCCAACGATAATGATGTTCTTAGCTGGGATAACACGGCGAGCGAATGGATAGCGGCTACCTGCCACAGTATAACCATTGAAGATGACGCATACGGTGCGGGTTGGAACGGTGATACCACACACGCTCCGAGCCAGAATGCGGTGTATGATACACTGAACGGTCATTATACGGAGACCGATAGACACATTGATCATACGGCGGTAAGTGTCTCGGCGGGTACTGGTTTGACAGGCGGTGGGACTATCGCCTCGGACAGGACAATTTCTTTATCTCATCTTGGCATTGAGTCGCTGACGGACCCAGAGGGGGATAGGATAGCATTCTGGGATAATAGCGAGGATGCTTTTAAGTGGCTTGAAGTAATAGGCAACGGTTTGACATTGTGGGATAACACTTTATATTGGTCGTGGCTAGGGATGGAATCTTTGAATGAGACGCCGGACGATAATAGCTTGCTTTATTATAGCGGGGTGGACGCTGCTTTAATGTGGACCAGCCCTGCTGGCTTCATGGGAATATTATCAGAGACAGCGACAGATACCTTTGACTGGAATAGTCAGAATTTATCTGGGGTTGGTACTATCGGTTGCGGAACGATAACGCTTACTGACGGTAGTAGCATCAATCTGGAAGAGGATATAACCTTTACCGGTGCTACTGGCGTGAATTTAGTTAAGTTTCCCGATAATTTAGCGAGTGCGTTATCATTTAACGAAGGCGCGAACTCATACTTAACTTTTGTAACGACTAACGGTAGTGAGGCTGTTAATCTGGGTGTTGATTTAACTACATCTGACAGAATCGTTATGACACCAAGCATAACATCTGGTACGGCCAATCATATAATAGATATTACTAACAGCGCTGCTCTGACAACGGATACCCACTGGACGGGTTTTAGAATATCGGGTGATAATCTCGACCCGTCTGGTATCGACACTCGTATCCGTGGTATGGCGGTTAATTTTTCCGGTGTAGACACTACGAACGACCCTAACATCGACGGATTCCGTGCTGTCATGCCCAGGCCCTCCGACTACGCTCTTTTT